AATTTCTTCTTGTGTTGCTACATCAAGATAGGTAAATGTTACATTTAGTGTAGTTTCATAAAAAGTAGTACCGTTTTCTCTACTTGATGTTACAGATGTTTCTAAAGATGAATTTCCTTTAATCTCATACTTAAAAAACTCCGCACTTCCATCAGTAGGTAGTGTAATAGTACCACTTGTGTCTGTCAAATCTGCTATTGTCGAAGAATAGTCAAGAATGTAGATGTTTTTTAATCCACCTACTGAATTTTTACAAGGGAGTGAACGCCCTTTAGTTACTGCACAAGCCATATTTATATTTTTATTAAAAAAGGGCAGGTAGGCATTTACCTATCCCACCCCTTTTATGTTAATCAATTATTATGAGTAAAGAACAATATCCCCTCTTACTCCGTACTGTACACCTGCTGTATAGCGCATTACTACACGTACATTTTGTGAACCGTCAAGGTCAGCCATATCAATAACTTTAACCTCGTTACGGTCATCTAATAGACCTGTACCAAAGAATAAGTTAGATTTTTGAGCAGCTACTGCTGTGTTGTTAGCAAGTCCTTTAGCTACTACCATATTGATACCTTCAAAAGAAAGCTGTCCGCCATTGTACCAAGTAGTACCTTTGTTATCTACACCGTTTGCACCAATAGTAGCAACAAATCCACCTAAAGCACGTACATAAGCACGAGCAATGTTAGAAGATACATAAAGGTTCAAATCCTCTTTTCCGTAAACTGTTGTAGGGATAGCATCTACGATAGCACCAAGTTGTGCAACTACGTTTGTACTATCAACAGTTGTAGCAGTTACATCTGCACCACCGTCAGCAGTTAAAAGTGTATCGAAACCATCAAAAGAACCCTCTCCTGCGCTACCTTGCCAAATAGAAGTTTCAGTAGCGTTTGCTACTTCTGCTGCTACCTGTGCAATAACAAAGTCAGAGAATAGTGGAGGCAATTCGTCAAAAGCACTAAAGCCCATTTGAGCAGCTTCCCAATCTGCGTGTAGCTGTTTCTTACAAATCTGTAAGTTTACTTGCAATTCAGTTGGAGTAAGCACTTTTTCAGTAAGTGTCATTGTTGATGTAGAGCTGTCAAAGTCGCAATCAGCAGAACGTACTAAATTAGCAAACGAACCTACTTTCATAGCAGCTTTATACTTTACATTAGGTAAGATAGTGATTGTACCGCTATCTAAAGTGTCGGCACTCAATAAGGCAGCAGCAAGGTATTTACCTGCAAACTCTCCTGCATAAGATGAACCTGTAATTGTTGGATTAGCCATTTTTATTTATTTATTTAGTTGTTAATTTTTGATAATACTCTATCAAGTGTGGTCTGCTTTCTGTTTTGTGCAAACTTCACATTAATGTTATTTTGTTTTTGTTCAGGATTATGAGCAATAGGCTCGGCAGCAGGTTGTGAAAGTTCCTCTTTCAAATCTTCTGACAATTCAGTTTCTTCTACGTTAGTAGTTTCTACTTCCTCGCTCATTTCTTCTTTCTTTAAGTCCTCAATCATTGCCTTAATTTCAGATACAGCTTCGGCAAGTTCTTCTTTGGTAACGTATCCCATTTCTTCTTTTTCAGCTTCTACTTCTTCTGCTTCCGCATCTTTAATCTCGCCAATAAGACCTTCTTCTGCTACGATAAGAATTTTACCGTCTTCCATTTCGTACTCGCCAACAGGTACTGCTACTCTTTCGTCTTCTGTAACAATAAAAATTTCGTTTCCTGCTTCAAACGCTTCTGCTTCAAGTACAGTTCCGTTTTCAAGTTTAGCTTGTGCTAACTCTACTTTCTCGGTCTGCTCTATATTTTCTACAATATCAGCAGTTTCTTCTCCAAGAAAGGTTTTAATCTTGTTTAACATTTCAGTTGCTTTCATATAACTATAACTATTTTAATTAACTATTTTACATTTTTACAACTCCTTATTAAGCCTTTGTTTTCCTTCTTCTGCTTTTTTGAGTTGTAATTCATATTGTTGTATAAGGTCATTTAGTTCCCCATATCCATCAATTCTTTTAATATCCACACCTAATTCTTTAGCTGCTCTTTCTATGTCATCCATAACCTGATAGGGATTGATACTAAAACCACCAACAAAAGGACTTTTTAAACTTGCTGCCTTTTCTGCTTGTTGCTTGGCTCTAATAACGTCCATAGTAGCTTTTGAAAATCTATCCTGAACGTCTTTAAGGGTTTTTACCTTTCCTTTTAAATCTCTAACAGCCTTGTTAGCATCCCCAACAATACTCAATTCTACTTTAGACAGTTCTTCTTTGTTAATCTTGGCTACTTTAGCCATTACTTTTTTATTCATAATTTATATTTTACCTATACCTTGATTTATTAATTTACCTTTACAGCACTTTATACTGTAAGTGTTTTTTTCAGCACACAAACAACCACGTCTGCTACCTTTAGGACTTGTATGTGATGGTGTTAAGTATTTAATATCTCTCATCCCTGCCCTCTGTTTTTTTTCTTATATAGTTTACTACCTTTTAAACTTGACATTTTTGTTTTAGCGTGTACACCCTTTCTTTTTACTTTGGGTTTTACTATATGCGCTACTTCAATTCTTTTAGCCATTACAGTTGGTCTAATTCTTTTAGTTTACTTTCAGCCCAACGTTTAGCAGCTTTGCCACCCCACAATAAATAAGATATAGTACCACAAGCCTTTGTATCTCCTTCATCGTAATACTCCTCTGCTCTTGATAAATAAGAGTACATACGTTTTATAGTGTTTATGCTTATAGGTTTGCCCTGTGCTAATTGTTGCGCTCTTATCTTACCTACGTCTGTTGCACATTTATTGTTTACTTCTTTGTTTAGGTCTATGCCTCTTTGTGCATTGTTTTTTACAGCATCAGGATAGTCAGAGTAGCTTTCTAATTCTTCTTTTTTGCCATTCTTATACCTTTTGTCATCTCTAACAATTCTACGGATATAAGACAACATCTCCTCTGCTTCTTCTTCTTCAAAGTCGTTTATAGGCTCGTTAGGGCGTTCCATTTTATCTACAAAGTAGCCCTCTATTGAAAACCCTTTTACTTTACCTGTCTTTACAAAGTCATTCCAAACCTCTGAATTGTTTACTTTTACTACTCCCATCCAAGTACCAACAGGCACTTCCATATTGTACTTTCTTGACTTATCGTGTACCTCATCTTCTACTATCCAACTCTCAACAAGTGATAGCCCTGATAGTTTGTAATGGTGTTCTAAAGTACTGTTGTTTTGGTTGCCTTTAATTAAGTACATTTCTGAAGCCTTACGGATAGTATCTTTAGAGAAATATATATAATACTCATCATCGCCTTTACGTCTGTATATGGGCTTATTAGGGACTAATAACGCACCTACAAGTATTTGCTTGTCTTTGTCTACTTCTGCTAATTGTATTTCTTGTGAGTTTAGTGCTATAAAGTCTTCTTCAATGGCAGGGTTTTCTACTATTGATATAGCCTCTATTCCTGCTACACTATCCTCGTCAAGTATAAGTTCTACAATTCTCATATTAATATAACGTGTTTATTTTTAATTTTACTAAATTGATGCGCCCTCTACTATATTACGTTCTAAACTCTGTGCTGTTGTTACGTCTTGTGATGTTACAAACGCTTTTATAGGTCTTTGACTTTGTCCTGCAATAGTTTCTGCTAATTGGTTTCCTGCTCCTGCTCCCACAATGTTAAATGCAGGTGGTTGAGCAGACGGTGTACTTGGTCTTGACACATTAACGCTTGGCGCACCACCACCTAACCCTGCTGTGTTTGGTGTTTTTGTAGATGTTATAGCTTTAACGTTTGCTAAACCCGCTACTGTTGCTGCTGCTGCGGCTGCAAAACCTAAAGCAGGACCTACAACAGGTATTTTTGCAAGTGAAGCATAACTATCTTGCGCACCTTGATATGTAGATATTAAAGCACTTGATATAGCCGCTGCTTTACCTGCTGCTGTTTCTTTTCCTAAGTTAGCTGCCAACCCTGCTAAACCTTGTTGAGCATAAGCAAGTTTTTGGTCTTGTGTCATTTTAGCCCAAGTAATCTCATTATCAGCAGCTTGTTCGTTTAAGCCATTTATTTTGTCATCAAAGTCTTTTTTTAACGCTAATAACATTTCATTCTTTTGTGCTTCATCTGTTATCTCACGTTCTATAAGTGCCTTTTTAGCATCATAGTCTTGTTGCAGTTCTAATCGTTCTATCTCACGTTCTGACTTTCCTATAAGTGCTAATTCATTTTGTAGGTCTTTCTGCTCTCTTAATAGTGAGTTAGCGTTTGTTTGTTGCTCACTTCTAAACCCTGTAATTTGTGCTTCAATAGCTGCCTGTTCGTTTAAGGCTTCTTGGTATGCTATTTGTAAGTCTACATTATCTTTGTTTTTAGCTAATTCCGCTGCTGCTTGGGCTACTCTTGCATCTGCATTAGCCATCATAGTTTTTTCCTGCTCGTCTAAAAGTTTACCCAATTCTTCATTAGCTTTTATACGTTCTTCAAAACTCTTGCTTTCGTCATCTCTTGTTTGGCGTAACTGTTCTGCTTGTCTGTCGTATTTTTCAATAAGACCTTGATTGGCTGTTTCTGCTAATCGTGCTGTCTTTTCTAATTGTACGTTAGCTTGTGCTGCTTTGCCTGTTTCTTTAACATAATCAGAAGTACCCTTAACTATTTTGTTTACTGCTTCTGTTCCTTTGTCAAATGAGTTATTAACGCCTGTTAGTACATCAATACTTTCTTTTCCTGCGCTTTTAACATCTTCTAAAGCACCTTTAAAATCTCCACTAAATACTTTTTTAACAGCACTTGCTAAATATCCTAAAGTGTCTAAATAGCTTTCAAACCTTTCTTGTATGTTTCTTTTAAAAGCATCCGCAAAGTCTTGTAGTGATTGTTTAGGGTCTTCAAATATAGCTTTAAAGAAGCCTGTAATCTTACCGCTATTGTTTATTACAAAATTAGCAAAGTCATTAAAAGCAATAGACACAAATTCAAATGCTGTGTTAAACGCATCTGCCACTTGTTGGTTTTGCTCAAATATCTCTTTAAGTTTAGCAAAGGCAGCAATAGCTAAACCAATACCTGCTGCTTTTAAAGCTGTGCCAATACCTTTAATACCCCTTGATGCTTTCTTAGCACCTGTTTCCATACCCTCAAAGCCCTCTCCTGTGGTAACAAGGTCATCATTTAGGTTTTGTATGCTTTCATCTACTTTCTTAATACCCTTTATAGCTTGTGTAGTGTCTGCATCTAATTGTAATACTATTTTTTCCATCCCGCTTCTCTTTTAATCTTTTTACCTGCACCCATAAACCCACTTGGTAATTCATACTTACCTTGTGCTATGCGTATGTTTTCTGTTTCGCCATTTGCGTACTTCAATAACTCTAATATATTTTGTAGCATTATACTATGTTTAATAATTCTAAGTTGCTTTCGCCTGTTAGTAGGTTTGTGTTTACGCTGTTTATAATATACTCCCTACCATTTATAATAAATACATCATTAAGCTTATAGTTTAATAATATCCTTAATGGCAAATATGCTTTTACTTTTACTAGCCTTCTTTTAGCATTAAAAGTATCTACAATATAATTTTTATAATAGTTTTCAAATAAGCTATCATCTTCTACTAAACCAGTATACTCATCAACTTCTTCACCAAAATTTAAAGATTGACTTGTACCATACGTATTAGATGGTCTATTATATGTAGTTAATCCTGCTGCTGTGCCTGTACTTATGCCATTGTAAAAACTTAAATAATTCCCTACTGTTAAAGTTTCATTTGTTATATTTAAAATAAGGGGGTCTATGTTTATTGGGTTTTGGTCTTTATCAGTACAGTAACCGTATTGCATTAAACTTTGACTATTATTAGCCAAATCATTAAGTCTTTCGTAAATCATTTTACCAAAAGGCAATTGCACTACATACTTACCACCTCTATTTGTTGTTTGTACATCTGGATTAGATGCTGTTGTACTTTCTAAGTCGGCAAAAACTTTGTTGTTAATCTCACTAAAGTTTATACCTAAAAATGTATTTGGTTTTTTAAATCTAAAGGCTATCTCTTGGTAAGGTATGGCAAAATTTACATTGCTTTCATTTACGTCTATAAATTCGCTTACATCGTAAGAATTTCCTGCGCTATAAAAATTATCTAACGTCATTACCTTAATCTTACCATCGTCTTGTACGAAGGCTGTAAGGTTAAACATCTTAAATAAGCCAGTAAGAAAATCAATAACTTTTAAATCAGGCATTTGGTCTGATACTACTATATTACTAACAGCACCGTTAGGCTCTATTGCGCTACCTGTAATTTGTGTATCGTAATTTGTAACAGTACCCCCACTAAATACTTGATACCTAAAATTTATTGTAGGTGTAAATGTTATAGCAGGGTCTTCACTTGTTACCCTGTATCTTATTTTTCTTATTTGACCATAAGGATTGCTTGTACCTACAAATACATTAATTAATGAAAGTGTACCTGTTCCTGTTATTGAGGCTACTGTAAACGGTGTGCTTGTAACATCTTCAATAATCATTGTGTATTGTGATGTACTTGTTAATATAAAAGTAGTGTAGTATTGATATGATGGGCTACCTAAAAAACTAGCTTGTGGTCTTATAGTCCATATACCCTCTGTTTGACTGCCTGATAAAATTGTCATTGAAGAATAAGGAGATACAGCTGGATTGCCACCCTGTAAGGCAGGTGTCCATTGATTAGGACTTGCACTAGAAAAATCAAAGCCTGTAATTGGCATATCTACAACTGCTGTACCTGTTACATTTAAGCCTAGTGCGCCTTTTACTCTACTTAACCACAAATATAAAGTACCCCATAAAGGATTATTAGTTTCGTCAAAAAAGTCATCACTTGCTCCACTTGTAAAAGTCAAGCCTGTATAGCTTTCTATCTCGTCTACAATAGTACTTAATTTAATAGCGGGTTTAATATCATTATATCTTATCCCGTGATTATGTGAACCACTACCTCCACCTCCTGTATCATAATGTAAATTACGGTCATCAGCAGTATGTGTACCGCTATCAAAAAATAATCTTTCAGTATGTGATATTAAGGGATAGCGTATTGCTCCACTTGCTAAACTACTTTCTAATCCTGTTTTTACAGTTGATACTCCGTACTCGTGGTCATAAGTAGTAACACCTTGAAATACTGTACTTAGTTTAGTTTCTTTTAGTTTTGTTTTTAAATCTACTGTTTCTCCAAAGAATGTAATCTTATACGAGTGCGCTTTATTGTTTTTTAATGTAACACCATCAAGTCCTATAAAACCTTTTCTAAAAGTTAAACTATTTAATTCAATTGTTGCTGATACTAAATCATTAGCATTAAAAGAAAACGCAATGTCAATATCGTAATTATAATAATGCTTAAAAATTTTATTATTAGTCTTACTCGCTGGTACATTAAAAGATTGACTAAAGGCTGTAAATATAGAACCTATATCTTTTACATTTTGGATGCTGTCTGTTATTGTAACACTTTCATCCTTAAAAAGTTCTAGCCTTTGTCCTTCTATGTATAATTGTATAACCACTATCTTACCGTGTTAATTTTATCAAAGGCATACTCAAAGTCAATGGTGTATTGTACAAGTCTATCGTTTAGGCTTGTTTTGTATGTTACGCTTTGTGTCTTAGGAATAACAGCCAATACTAATTCTGTGTCTGTTAGTTTGGTAAGCCATACTTGTTCACTCATCATAAGCTGTTTAATTACTTCGTTGTAATCTTCACTTAAATAGTTAGTGTTTAGTGTAATGCTTTCTTTTCCTAATTTATTGTACTGTGCTACTTGTGGCTTGTATGTTGCGTATGTTAGCGTTCCAAAGTCCACTACGTTTGCCTTATACGTTTCGCCTGTTGTATTTAGGCTTTCTGTGCTTTTAAGGCTAAACCAAATATCCTGTAATGCTCCAAACTTATTTACAAAGGTTATTTTTATTGGCTCATACTTAGTACAAGGCTCTGTAACTATTTTAAGCACTTCTGTGCCACTATCGGAGTTTATATATAGTTCATCTACCAATCCTACATCAATACTGTCTAAAAACGCATCTAAAAGGCTGTTATCCTCAAATGTACCACCGTCTGCTAATACACGTTCTTTGTATGTGTCTGTATTATCGCTTCCTGATACTGTGATGTAGTCTATTTGTCCGTTAGTATTGGTGGAGCTACTTACTGCCTGTACTCTTTTAACTTCTCCTTTGTATAAAAAAGAAACACTATCTGTGTCTTCTGTAAATACAGGCACTCTTACATTTTGGTCGTCAAGTCTGAATATCTTGTTATTACTTTGTAGGTACGTTCTGCTAAGTTCAGGATTGATGCCATCTTCAAAATAACCATAACCGTCAAAAGCTATATAATCAATTTCAGCAGGGTTTTCAGTTCCACCTGTTGTAGTTATAGTAAAATCAGGTCTTGCCCAAACTGTTTGGCTGTCGTATTCTCCGTCAAACTCAATATCTAAATAGTCCCTTACAAGTTCGCTAATCTCAAATACTACATAATTGTTACTTCCTATTGGTGTTTTAGTTATTGTGTATCTTAATTCGCTTGATGTTGGTGGTGTAAGTTTTACACCTGTATAAATATATAATTCCAACTGAACACTTGTTATCGTGTTTGCAGATGGTGTAACCTTTATATAAAAAGGGCTTCTTACGTTTATTTTAGTTGCCACTTGTTGCTGATGTTAAAAATTCTTCTAAATCTAATTTATACGCATCCACTAACTCTTTTGGTAGTTTGTCAAATGCTTGTTCAAAACTCTTTGTAAAGAAATTGCTCGGTTTTATACCCTTTCTAAATATGCTACGTGCTATAAGGTATTGTAAACTCTTTCTCTTTATAAATTGCCCTTGTGCGTTTCTTACTCCTTTAATGTTTTTTCTAACTAACCATTTATCCAATGCTTTTGGTGGTGGCATCTTATCCCTATAACTAAAGGGCGTTTTATACTTCTTTTTAGTGCCACTTACACCTTTGTCTTGGTATATACCGTAATCCTTCATAAAGAAGTTTAGGATAAAGGCATTTGCAGAAGTTTTAAGGTCGTATCTTAAACTATTGTATAGTTCGTTACTACTATTCTTCTTACCCTTTGTTAAACGTGTTCTTGACTGCTGTATAACACGCTTGGCAAACCCTTTTAATATGTCCTCTGTGTTGTCTAACATAAGTAAATATCGTTTGGTATTTGTATGTCAAAGGTTGCAGACCATCCTGCTAATTCGTTTTCAAACCTATCGTAAAATGGCTCACAGCTTGGGTCGCCTACTAATTGGTAGTTATCGTTGTATAGTGTTCCCTGTCTTAGTAAACCAAATAGCTTATTCTGTACTGCTAATTGTGTGTTGAGTACATCTTGCTCGTTATCATTGCCTACAAATATATCCGTAACCTCATCTTTGCTTACATCTACAATATCCATAGATAGTAAACTAATGTTTATATTAAGTACTTGTTCCTGTACGGTTACGCTATTTATGATTAGGTGTGATAGTGGGAATATGGTTTGTTTAGACAAATCTATTTCTGTTAAGTCGCCTGTTGTTACTGTATTTACATTTTCATCAAGTAACAGTTGGTCTTTTATTGTTTGTGTTATAAGGTAAAAACCTCTTACTCCTTTATTTGCCATTTTTAATTCTTTTCGCTTCTAACTCGTTTTTCTCTTTCATAAACTCCAACGCATACAAACAATCGTGTACACCTAATTTAGTGATATTTTCAAATCTTGTAATATCTCCGTTAGCCAATCCGTATATTGATTGATACCAACCCCATTTTGCTCCAAAGTTGCTTTCTGCTGTAAGTCCCCCTGATTGTGTGAATAGGCTATCATAGTCTGACATAACTCGTTCCCTAAATTGTAAAAAAAAACAATAGAACCAAGTACGGCATCTAAAGGCATATTCTTATATACGGTTGCATCTTTTACTTCGTATTCTTCTATGTTATACAAAGTATCATATTTGCCCTTAATCGGTCTGTAAAGTACCGCCATTGCACGTTCTATGTTATCCCAATCGCCTAAGTATGTGTCAAGGTCTATATATTCCCCAAAACTCATCTCATCAAGATTAGGTATAAACCCATACTCTACGTTGCCTATTTTAAAACGTCTTTTTAGTGGTGGAGTGCCTTCAAACATCTTAGATAGCTTTGTAACTATCGTTTGTATGTCAGATGCTTTAATGTGCCTTGCAATCTTATCGGGTACATTGCAAAATATAGTAATCATCTTTAGGGCTATTTGGTTTTCAGTCAGTCCTTCGGGTAATTTAAGATACTGCTGATATTGCCCTAATGTAATGTCATTTAGATTTGTTGGTACGTTTAGTGCATACTTCATATAAATATAACGTATATATACGAAGTTTTTAGAAACAAAAAAAAGGGCTATAAAAGCCCTCTATAAAATTCTTGTGTTCTGTGGAGTAAATCCCACACAATATAATCTTTGTCTTGTGGATGCCTTGCTTTTACGCTTATCCCTGTTCCTATGTCGATGTGTGTTATTATAACGCCTGTATGTAGTTTATGTAGTTTCATATCCTCATTTCTTGTTCCCAAAGTACAGGTGTCCACTCCTTAAAGGTTTCATTCCAATATACCTCTCTCATTATTTCTAAATCTCCATTGTACTCGTAATGCTTGTTTCCTATTTCTATAATGTTCATAATCCTATCCATTTATCTACGTGAGCGCATATCTGCAAAAATAAGCAAACCCATCCAAAGGCTGCAAAGTAAATGATAAAGTCAAATATAAAGTTTTCTATCTTACGTTTCATAGTATTAGCTTAAAGGGATTGTATTGAAAAAAGTTTTAGCTTCTTCATAGGTTCTAAAAGATACAGTTTCAGGTGCTTTATTCCACACGCTATACTCTACGTCATAAAACTGACCACCATTTACTACTGTTAAAATCGGATTGTATTTGTACTCTGTTCTCATAATGTTTGTTATTTATACAGCAAATATACACAAATATATTTATTTACAAAATGTTTATAAAGTTTTTTTTTAATGTATGTAGTACTTACCAAAGTTAGGCTTACTTAATATAGAGTAACAAGAGTAACGTGCTGCATCAAGTGTGTGGTTAAATGCATCTTCGGGTACGTTGGTTATTCTACCTGCTCTATCTTCTTTCCACTTATAGCTTCTAAATTCTTTTATCATATTCTCGCTATCCTTTGTTACGTGGAGTTTGTAGCGTTTAAGTAAGTCTATCCCTGCTAATACAGAGTTGCTACCTTTATACGACTTCATTACTTTGTGTCCGTATCTTCTAAGCTGTTCTATTATTTCAGGTCTTGCACTATCAGCGTATGTAATACCGTTTACCTCAACACCTTTTAAGTATTGGTGTATGTCCTCTGTTGTCATCTTAGACCTATATAGCAGTTCCTTAAAGTAGAGATTATGGTCTTTCTTGTATGTTGCAATAAATGTAGTAGGGTCGTTAAATCCAAAGTCCATCCCATAAGCCACAAGCTGTGCATCGTCAGGTATGCTATCAATCTCCGTGTACTTAAATATAGTTGCTTTAGATATTGCCCTTTCCCCAAGTCCATATATACGCCAATAAGTATCATCTGTTTCTTTTAGTAGTTCTATCTCGCTTATTATACTATCATCTAAAAATGGATTATCTAAATAAGTAGTCTGATAGGTTTCTACGTCTTCTCTTGCTTCTAACTTCTCCCATATCCAATGATACTCATCTGATGGGTTTAAATCGCCTATAATCTTGTCTGTTGTTCTGAATACCAACTGCTGCCAGTCTTCAAAGTCTAACTCGTTCATCTCATTACAGAACAGTAAATCCCTTTTGCGCCCTCTTACTTTTTGTGGTTGGTCTAAACTAATAAACTCTATAAGGTTGCTATCTAACTTGTATTCGTGGTTTGACTTATTATGGTACTGCTCATCGTATAAGTCCATACGTTTAAGTATATCCATAAAGTCCCTCATTACTGTTGCCCTAACAGCAGGGAACGTCTTACGACATATAGTAATGGTTTTGTTATCGTTGTGTTGGCAGTAGTGTAGTATAATCCATAGCAGTATGTTGTAGGTCTTACCGCTTCTTGTACCGCCTATCTCTAATGTTATTTTTTTATTAGAGTTGGTTAGGTGGTTATATACTTTATTTACCTGTATTGTTGTCAATCACTTCTACTTTGAAACTCTTTTGTTTCGTATCGTGCTTTATCTCTCGCTTAGTACCATTAAGTCTATGAGCTTCTTCATCGCTACTTATCATTTTCATAGCAGCTATTTGTAATACAGGAGCAGACGTTTCTTTTATCCAGTTATTAAGTAGTGCTACCTTCTTGCTTGTTCTATTTTCTTCTATTGCCCTTTTTATAGCGTTACTTTCGTGTAAATTATGCTCATAAAAGGTTTTTTTAGCGCAAGGCAAATAAGCTACAACGTGTTCTATAAACATCAACTTATGCTCTGTAATGGCTTCTAATGCTTTCCGTTCAAGTTCTTTGGTATCGTACATATTAGTATAACGTACTTATTGCTTTATTTTATAGGCTATTCATAAAACCACTTTTCATTTTCAGGATAATCTTTTATCACTAACTCAATATAAAAGAATACTAAATCGAGTACAATAGATTTATATATACCATTAAAATATGTGTAAGTTAAACCTATGCCTAATTGACTGTGGTATCTGCCTGTTTTTAGTTTCATTAATTAAAATGCTACTATTGTTTCTGATGCGTTGTATATCTTTGTTTGTTGGTTTCTTGGTCTTATGTTGTTGCTTCTTGCTTCTTTTAACTGGTTTCTTAGTTGCTCAATTTCATTTGTTAGTTCACTAATCTTTTGTTGCATCCTAAGGTTTTCCTGTACAAAGTCATCGGGAGTTTTAATCTTCACACCCTTTACAAATACATCATATACACTATCGTATAGTTCTTTTAGTAATACATCTGTCTTATAATCATAGTCAAAGTTTCTTAATGCGTGTAGTGTTGTAGCGTGTGTCTGACCTACCGAATGTGCCATAGCTGTATAACTTATTTTAGTTGTTTGGCTTAGTGCTTTAAAGTAAACCTTTCTTGCTCTTACTACTTCTTGTTTCCTACTTACCCTCTCTATGTCTATGTCTGTTATTTGTTTAATTATGCTCTTTAGCTTCTTAATCTGTGTTCTTTGTTCCTGTGTAGTACCTTGTAAGTATTTTGTGTATCTCATCTGTATAATAGTTTATTAGTTTCTCGTTATCGTTTTCATATGCTCTTTGTAGTTCGCCTTTAAAATAGGCATAACTTTTTATTAGTGTTGTTTTACGCATCATAATTTAAAGCGTCTAATATAATCATTTCTTCTTTAACCTCTTGTAGCATTTGTAAGGCATCGTAATAATCCCCTAACTTAATTGCTAACTGAATCATCTCTATGTCGTTTATAAACTCTTGCATTAAAATAAAGATATTTGTTTACTGTTTATTTTTTTCCAATTAATTTTTAAATCATTCCTGCCATCTTTTTTTACTATATGTTGGCATATTTCATCGCCCCATAGTTCAACCATTTTTTTACAAGAATTTAATTCTTTGCCATTTACATCGTAAAAAATTTCTTTTAAACCACCACCGTTACTACCGTTAGGCGGTGCAGAAAAGGCATACAATGTAGTCCTGCCTGTTTTTAAACCTTGTTTTATTACCTGCATAGCAAAATCTCTATCCTCCTTTCCTGACACTTGTTCCCTGTAATATATGTTTTTAATCTTATTATTACTAACGTACACACAAGAATCACAAAAGCTATCTAATATAATAGGCTTTGTTGCGCTCCAAGCATATTGCCTGTATTCTAAAGCTCCTAAAGATACATCAAGTTCTTTAAATTGTTTTTGGGCATTTATAAGCACATTGTTGTCTTTAATTAATTTTGTGCCATCCCTGTAATAAAGTGCAGTAATGTCATCATCTAATTGCCAATATTCATCAATATTATTTTGTTCTGTATATTTTTTTATATAGTTTCTTACATACACAATGCCCTTGTTGTTTTGCGGTAAAACAATAAAATTACTATTAGGGTATTTGTTTTTATATGCTTGTTCTTCTTGTGGCTCAACTACTAAATATAAGCCCTTATGATTTGCCAGTAAATCTGCTGTCTTGCAATTATTGTATCTTGCTTTAGTGGGTATAAATATATTTAGCATAGCTGTAATTGTTTACTATATTTATGGATGCATAATTGGTTTGCTTTACTTATGCTTAATAAAAAACCATAATCTGTTCCGCCTGTTTGTGTTGTGAACCCCTTTTTAAGTTCAGGGTTGTTTTTATTATAATAATCTTTAAGTTGTTTTGTTGAAAACAGCCAAAAATTGTTTTGGTCACCAATTACATAAAACATCTGCTTTGTTTTAGTTTCCCTAAATATACCACTTGGGTATTGCTTATCTGGGTATTTTCTTAAAACTGATATAAATAGGTTATTGTATTTATTATATGATTGATCGTTTTTTATTTCAACCCCCTGCCTGTTTTCACCTCTTTCGTATTGCCCTTTTTTGCTTACAAAATGGCTTAAAGTTATATTAAGTTCGTCATTAAAATAATCGTAAATGTATTCTTCAAAATTATTTGCTTGTTTGTATTTATGTGTTTGCATTGTTATAGTGTTAAATATCCTGTCTTTTCTTGTTTTAATGTTTGTAATTGTTTTGTTGGACTTTCACATTTATACATATACTCTCTATAATATAGTACAAAACTTATGCGGAGCCAGTCTTCGGAACAATTTTTAAATTCAGTATTACCGTGCCACTTATGCACATCAACAAAAAGTATGTCTGTGTTTTGTAAATCAACAGCAACACGGTATTCGGGTAATACAAAATAGCCTTCATCATAATGACCTTCCCTGTAAACAATTAAATTGCCAAACCCATCCCTGTAATCGCCAGAGTCTTGGTGTACTGCTGTTCTAAAATTTTTATTTACAGTAACAGTTGTAAAACAAGTATCTTGTATTATGTAATTTTTGTTTGTCCCTTGCGCTATTGCTGATTGCCTTGCGTAATGTTCAGGACATAATTCTTTGTATTTATCGTCTATATATTTTACAAAAGGTATTCCTTTTTTAAATTTATCAAAATGTTTTTAGCAAAAGCTGTTTTCCTGCAATAGTGTGTCATTGCGCTTTTATCCATATAGCCTACATTGCCAGAAGTTACCTTATTACCAACTGTTATATTACTTACACTTCCGTCTTTACGTATTCTTTTATGTATGCTGCCACTTGCTGCACCCCTGCTTTCGGTTACTTGTATGCTGTCTTTAAAAGAATTATAACCTGTTTTAAGTAAATCCATAGGTATTGCATTCTTTCTAAACCTAAATAGTAATTCGCCTGTTGCTAAATCATAGCCATCTGCATCGTGGTCTATTAATAAATCATAATGAGTTTGGTCTAAATACTTTGATTTTAATTTAGCCGCCTGTTTGTCTGTTAGTTTCTTTTTTAACTTATATGTCTTTGCCATAATTTTCTTTTAAAGTGTGTAATAAAAAATCACTTAAATTACCCTTTTGTTGGTATTCTTCTTTATATAGTATTTGTATGCCTTTTTTACATAGCCTTTTAAACAACTTTAATTCTTCTTCACTAAAATATAAAATAGTAGTTGTTATTTCTGTGTTGTCTGTTGGACTGTTATCAACACCCCAGTCGTCTTCAAATAATTTAATCATAATGTCCCCCTTAATGTGTAGCTGTTTAAATCTGCATTTTCTATAAAAAACATTTTATACCTTTCTATTGATTCTAATGTTTTGCGTTCGCCGTCAAAATAAAATTGCTCACTTACGTCATATATAGCAATATCTAAAGTGCCTTTGTCTAAAACTATAAACTTAAACTCTGTGTAAGGCACGTTAAATAATTGGCAGTAAATATAAGCCTGTATATCGTACCCGTACTTTTTAGCTGAATAAGGGAATGCTCGTATGTCAGTTGTAGTTTTTAAATCTACAATACCGTGCTTACCTAATACATCAGCCTTACCCCTAAGTGGTAAATCGTCAATAATTCCAACAGCAGGTACTTCAAAATCACAATCTGTGATGAGTTGTAATGCTTGTTCGTTTTTTAAAAACGCATCAGCTAATCTTTCAGCATCTGACTTTTCTTTCATAGTAAAAACTTTACCGTGTTCCGCAAGTGCTTCTTTATACTTCTTTGTGTTCTTGCTTTGTACATCCACAAATATCTGTGAATTAAATACTTCAGGCTCTAATATGCTTGTATGGAATAACCACCCATCTCTTAATGCTTGGCTTTCTTCATTACCGTATTGTGTAACGTAATGGTACTTTTTAGGACTTGACTGTAATAATTTAATACTACTGCTACTTAGTGCGTGTTTGCCTAAGTGTCCGTAATAAAAACTATCGTCATCCATTTTAGCAAGTAACTCTTGCTCATCCCACTTTTCTCCGTTTAATAATTGTATCATAATTTCTCTATTTTTAGTTTGTTTAAATTACTATAATTGTTTCTCTTGTAATTG